AATTCAGATTCGTGCGGGTAGAAAGCGGACATGACGCCGCTACCCGCGAGCTGAAAGTGCATCATGGGTAACTCCTTATATTTGATTACATAACGAAAATGCCTCTGGTGAAGCATTATTGGTATGCGGTAAAGCCGCGCTCAGGCGGCTTTGATAGTCATATCATCTGAATCAAATATTCCTGATGTATCGATATCGGTAATTCTTATTCCTTCACTACCATCCATTGGAGGCCATCCTTCCTGACCATTTCCATCATCCCAGTCGAACTCACAAACAACACCATATGCATTTAAGTCTTTCGAAATTGCTATAAGCAGAGCATGTTGCGCCAGCATGATTAATACAGCATTTAATACAGCGCCGTGTTTATTGAGTCGGTATTCAGAGTCTGACCAGAAATTATTAATCTGGTGAAGTTTTTCCTCTGTCATTACGTCATGGTCGATTTCAATTTCTATTGACGCTTTCCAGTCGTAATCAATGATGTATTTTTTGATGTTTGACATCTATTCATATCCTCATAGATAAAAAATCGCCCTCACACTGGAGGGCAAAGAAGATTTCCAATAATCAGAACAAGTCGGCTCCTTTTTAGTTACGAGCGACATTGCTCCGTGTATTCACTCGTTGGAATGAATACACAGTGCAGTGTTTATTCTGTTGTTTATGCCAAAAATAAAGGCCACCATCAGGCAGCCTTGTTTTTCTGTTTGTCAAGTTCTCTGGCAATCATTGCCGTCGTTCGAATTGCCCATTTATCGACATATTTCCCATCTTCCATCACAGGAAACATTTCTTCAGGCTTAACCATGCATTCCGATTGCAGCTTGCATCCATTGCATCGTTTGAATTGTCCACACCATTGATTTTTATCAATAGTCGTAGTCATACGGATAGTCCTGGTATTGTTCCATCACATCCTGCGGATGCTCTTCGAACTCTTCAAATTCTTCTTCCATATCTCACCTCAAATAAGTGGTTTGCTGCCTAATTTCATTTTCTGTCGACCAACACAAGTCACACCCATTTCACTGCGTGGCTTGCGGTAGTAAATACGATTCTGTTTACTCTCGACTTCTTTTGCCTTCTTGCAGCGAAGGCTTCCTAGTGATGCTGCTTTTTCAGAAAGGCTTAAACGCTTTCTTGGGGCTTCCTGAACAGGTTCCTCACTGTCTGTGCCGAAGATAGAATCAATGATGTTACAGATAGCATCACGCTCAATAGCCAGCTTTCTGCGCCGCTCATGACGGCGAGTTTTGGCATTTCCTGCAAATGTTGATTTTCCGTACACGATTACCGTCATGATGTTTTCCTCATGTGAAATGGCTTTGGTGGTGATGCGCCAGATGCTGATCTTCTGGTTGCTGTCGTTGCAACTGCAATTCACATCACCGCCAAACCCATCTCGTTTGGTATCTGTTTGCGCTTTGTCAGCGCCCCATCGAAGTTAAAGAGCCTGCCAATCTGTTCCGTTTGGCTTCCAGCTTCCTGCTGATGTGTTTAGTATCACCGCTAGTGGTATGTGTGTCAACACCGCCAGAGATAATTTATCACCGCAGATGGTTATCTGTATGTTTTTTATATGGATTTATTTTTTGCAGGGGTGCATTGTTTGGTAGGTGAGGGATCAGAATTGCACTGTTTAGCAAGTTGTATCTATCAATTTTTCAATAAATACAATTGGTTATGGTGTTATTAGGTGTGGGGATCGAGAGGCAAAGAAAATCCGGCACTGAGGCCGGGTTGTTATTTATGGAAAAACACTTCAAGTATTTTGGGGATTGCTGGTATGAGTTGTGAGGATACGACCGCACCTACAACCCATAGAATTATCGAAGTTTTCGCGTCGCTTACGTCTGATTTGGTTGCATAATTCGAGCGCATGACAGCCAGGTCGGTTTTCATTTGCTGAACATCTTTTTCGAGTTCTTTCACTCTTTGAAGCACATCATCACCTCCGCCATTGCCGCCACCATGCCGTGAGTATGCATCATCAGTGGGATAGTGTCCAATTGGGCGAGATATGTTTTGATTTGGACGAAGCTGAGTAACCTTGTTATCTAAACTCATCGCGAACTGATCCTGTTATCTTCACGTCAAAAAACGAACTTTTTACATCAATTACTTCGCCTTTCTCAGGATTAACCAGTGATGCTCTAACTTCGAATATCCCAGGCTTGATAATTTTCACCCTTGGGAAGTTAATTCTCATAGAAGTTGATACGATGGTTTCTCCATCGTTGGCTTCTGCTACCGTAAAAAACTTATGGTTGGAGTACAGTTTTGTGTCAATTGGTATCGGTATTTCTTGAGCATTGAAAACCTCAATGCCTATGGAATATTTTTTTGTAGCCTTAAGGCCGATAAAAAAAGCGCCAAATGACAGATCCACTTCATGGGAGTCTTTATCCATTTCATAGATAAGAACTGGAGTTACGGGGTTGCCTTCATCCATCGCAATCGGAATGATATAAGAAATACGTTCTTTAATCATTTACGTGTTATCCAAACGTCTCTTCAGGCCATTGACTGGCGATAACCTTGCCTACAATGTTGCAGTTCTCATTGCATGGGATGATTGGAAACTGCGGGTTAAGTGGTTGCAAAAACACTTGCCCACTATCTTTGATCAGTTTTTTGAATGTGAATTCATCGCCACCAAGTCTAGCGATACAGAAATCACCAGGATCAACAGGTTGTTCAGGGTCAACCAAGATTAACATTCCATCAGGAAAGCTTGGTTTCGATCCTGCCGGAGCTGTCATTGAGTTGCCTTCAACCTCAAGCCAGAATGCAGAATCACTGGCTTTTTTGGTTGTGCTTACCCATCTCTCCGCATCACCTTTGGTAAAGGTTCTAAGCTCAGGCGAGAACATCCCGGCCTGAACATGAGAAAAAACAGGGTACTCATGCTCACTTCTGAGTGATGGCTGCATACTAACCGCTTCATACATCTCGTAGATTTCTCTGGCGATTGAAGGGCTAAATTCTTCAACGCCAACGTTGAGAATTTTTGCAAGCAATGCAGCGTTATAAGCATTTAATGCATTGACGCCATTAAATAAAGCTCCAACACCTGACTGCCCCATCCCCATCTTGTCTGCGACAGATTCTTGGGATAAGCCAAGCTCATTTTTCTTTTTTTCATAAATAGCTTTAAGGCGACGTGCGTCCTCAAGCTGCTCTTGTGTTAACGGTTTCTTTTTTGCGCTCATACGTTAAATCTATCACCGCAAGGGATAAATATCTAACACCGTGCGTGTTGACTATTTTACCTCTAGCGGTGATAATGATTGCATGTACTAAGGAGGTTGTATGGAACAACGCATAACTCTGAAAGATTATGCAATGCGCTTTGGTCAAACCAAGACGGCTAAAGATCTCGGCGTATATCAAAGCGCGATCAACAAGGCCATTCATGCAGGCCGAAAGATTTTTTTAACTATAAACGCTGATGGAAGCGTTTATGCGGAAGAAATAAAGCCCTTCCCAAGCAACAAAAAAACAACTGCATAAGTAACACCGCTCTTTATCAATCTGCACCGCCGACAACGCGGTAACTAATTAATCACTCATCGAAAGATGAGTATTAGTGATTATTTACCTATGGAAATAGTAAGAAATGGAACAAACAAGTTACAGCAAACTATCACAGCGCGACGTTGATCGCGCAGAAACAGATTTACTTATCAACCTGTCAGCGATTACCCAGCGCGGTCTGGCAAAGATGATTGGCTGTCATGAATCAAAGATAAGCAGAACGGACTGGAGATTTATTGCTTCGGTCTTGTGTGCTTTCGGAATGGCATCAGACATCAGTCCGATTATCAGGGCTTTTAAGTATGCGCTTGATGGACTCACCAATAAAAAACGCCCGGCGGCAACCGAGCGTTCTGATCAAATACAAATGGAATTTTAATAACATCCAACGAGGTAATTATATGCGAAAAACGCAGGAAAATAAACGCGTTAATCACCGAAAAGATGTGCTACGTGACCAGTTTTATCAGGGGGTTAATCCAGCAATAGCTGTGCCACTGAGAGAAATACTTAACAGGTACAAAACTTCGGAGAAGTCAAAATGAGCATGAATCTTATGGCTAAGGCCATGAATATAAAGGTTGGCAACCCACTGAGAAAACTGGTTCTGATTAAACTTGCCGATAACGCCAATGATAATGGCGAATGCTGGCCTTCATATCAACATGTCGCTGACCAGTGTGAGGTGAGCAGATCGACAGTAAAAAGTCACATTAGGGCACTGGAAGAGATGGGGCTTTTGAAAAGGGAATTCAGAAGAAAAGGAGAGCTTAACCAGTCAAACGTTTTTTATCTGACGCTGGATAATGCACAACAAATCCAACCAGAATCAGGTGGGGCAGGAGCTGCCCTAGGGGGTGGGGCAGGAGCTGCCCCCAGAACCTATCACTCTTTTGAACCAGTCAATGAACCTAAAAACATTATGTTCGAACATGTCCGAACAGAGTGTGAAAAAACTCCTGACCGTCACGAAGAAACCGACAAGGCATTCGAGGAAATATTCTGGTGTGCAGGCATGCGGAAAGCCGGGAAGAAAAACGCAGCTTCAGCATTCAGAACACAGTTCAGGGAATGGCGTAAAACTACCAGGGGGACGGCAAGCGAGTTTGCCACGATGCTGGCAGAAGACATTGCGTGCAGGCTCGGTAAGCAGTTCGGGTTCGACAGGTTGTTACCATCGAGCTACCTGAACGGTCAACGCTGGAACGACGAGAAGCCAGAAACTATTCAACCACAATCCAAACCATCATCCGCAATCACCGTATCGAAAACTGGCTACGTGTTTTTCGACAGGTGAACCATGAAATCCAGAATCAAATCGTTACTTATCGCTGGCTATAACCATGGCTGGCTTAGTTCTGCATTCGTTGAGTTCTGGTTTAACCGTCTCGATCTGAGGTCAGCGTAATGACTCCAAGTGAACTGAGCGACCTGCTTTGGGCGCAGGTTGACAGGGTGGCTCCGCACCTGTTGCCAAACGGCAAGAAAGAGGGGCATGAGTGGGTTGCCGGTAACGTCAACGGTGACAAGGGAAACAGCCTTAAGGTCAACATTAGCGGCAAGAAAAAATGGGCTGATTTCGCTGAGGGAGACGGCGGTGACATGCTTGATTTGTGGATGGCATGTCGTGGAATTAACCTGCATCAGGCTATGCAGGAAGCGAAAGCATTTCTCGGTATCAAGGATGACGATCACCATTTCGATGCCAAACGTGAGAAAAAATTCTCCAGACCTGACCGCAAGAAAATCGCCCGCTACGTTACCAGAACAGAATCCCATCTTGAGTACCTGCAATCGCGTGGCATATCGCCAGAAATCGTAAAGCGCTACGAGGTTGTCAGCGGCAAGGTGTGGAATGGAGAGCGGGAACTGGATGCTCTGGTGCTTCCGTACAAACGCGATGGTGAGTTGTTGCAGGTCAAGCGAATCAGCACTGAGCGCCCGGACGGGAAGAAAGTCATTATGGCAGAAGGTGATTGCGAACCTTGTCTGTTCGGATGGCAGGCTCTGGACGCTGGCGTGAGGGCGGTTGTACTTTGCGAAGGCGAAATTGATTGTATGAGCTATGCGCAATACGGCATCTCGGCGTTATCCGTGCCGTTTGGTGGCGGGAAAGGCGCTAAGCAGCAGTGGATTGAGTTTGAGTATCACAATCTCGACAGGTTTGAGGAAATATTCATCTCGATGGACGTTGATGATGTTGGTCGTGAAGCCGCAAGGGAAATCGCAAGCCGACTCGGTGAACATCGTTGCCGTCTTGTTACACTGCCGTACAAAGACATCAACGAATGCCTGATGAACGGTGTTACCGAGGATGAAATCTGGCAGTACATCGGCACGGCATCCTACTTCGACCCCGAAGAACTCTACAGCGCGCGAGAGTTTTACCAGGACACTATCAACGCTTTCTACGGCAAGCAGCAGTATCTGTTTAATCCACCGTGGAAATCTCTGGCAGATAAATTCCAGTTCCGTGAGGCAGAGTTGACGCTGGTCAATGGTGTGAACGGTCACGGAAAAACGGAGGTTGTCGGGCATATGGCACTTGAGGCAATGCGTCAGGGTGTGAAGACGTGCATCGCGTCACTTGAGCTGAAGCCTGGTATTCTCCTTAAGCGCCTTACCCGTCAGGCGACGTGCTGCAAGATGCCGCCAGTGCTGGAAATTGACTCTGCATTTAAATTTTATGACGAAAGACTTTGGGTGTTTGGCCTGACCGGAACGGCGAAAGCCGACAGGCTGATCGAAATATTCGACTACGCTCGCCGCCGATACGGTATCCAGTTATTCATCATCGACAGCCTGATGAAATGTGGCATAGGCGACGATGACTATAACGGGCAGAAAGCGTTTGTTGACTCGATTTGCGACTTCAAAAACAAAACAAACTCCCACGTCATTCTCGTTACTCACTCGCGAAAAGGAGACAGCGAAGAAAAACCAACCGGGAAAATGGACGTAAAAGGCTCTGGAGCGATAACAGACCTGACAGACAACCTTTTCATCATCTGGCGTAACAAGGCTCGTGAGAGAGCGTTACAGAGAGTTCAGAGTGGTGAAAAGATGTCAGAGAAGGACGAACAGCTACTGGCATCTCCGGCATCTGTTTTGATGCTTGAAAAACAACGTAACGGCGAAGGTTGGGAAGGTGGTGTCCCGTTGTTCCTTGACGAGCAATCGCACCAGTTCCTGCAACTTGAATCAGGATCGCCATATAGCTACATCGCCAATATGCCGAAATCGGAATATGACGAGGCGTGGCGACAGGAAAACGTGACGGAGTATTAAATGAATAAAAAACAATTAGCCATTCTCGAAAAGGCATGGGATGCACAAATATCATGCGCTTTGAAAGAACAGGCACTACCAATAATCCAGACCAAATCGAAAATAGCCAGGCAGTTATGCGATGACGGATTCCTGAACGAAGTTGAGATTACGCGCCAGATGGTAACGTTTAAAGGGTATGAGATAAATCATCATGGTATAGCAGCGTATTGTTCCCATCTTCCTGATGACGTTGACATTGATGAAATGGAAAGGGAGATGAAGCAATGACCATCTACATCACTGAGCTAATAACAGGCCTGCTGGTAATCGCAGGCCTTTTTATTTGGGGGAGAGGGAAGTCATGAAAAAGCTAACCTTTGAAATTCGATCTCCAGCACATCAGCAAAACGCTATTCACGCAGTACAGCAAATCCTTCCAGACCCAACCAAACCAATCGTAGTAACCATTCAGGAACGCAACCGCAGCTTAGACCAGAATCGAAAGCTTTGGGCTTGCCTTGGTGACGTCTCTCGTCAGGTTGAATGGCATGGTCGCTGGCTGGATGCAGAAAGCTGGAAGTGTGTGTTTACCGCAGCATTAAAGCAGCAGGACGTTGTTCCTAACCTTGCCGGGAATGGCTTTGTGGTAATAGGCCAGTCAACCAGCAGGATGCGTGTAGGCGAATTTGCGGAGCTATTAGAGCTTATACAGGCATTCGGTACAGAGCGTGGCGTTAAGTGGTCAGACGAAGCGAGACTGGCTCTGGAGTGGAAAGCAAGATGGGGAGACAGGGCGGCATGAGGTGACAGCGACGAAGTTTCACCGACATCATCTGCGAAAACTGCAAATACCTTCCAACGAAACGCTCCAGAAATAAACGCAAGCCAATCCCAAAAGAATCTGACGTAAAAACCTTCAACTACACGGCTCACCTGTGGGATATCCGGTGGCTAAGACATCGTGCGAGGAAATGACAATGGATTATTCACAGTTAAGTGATTTTGAAATTAACAGAATGGTAGGAGACATAATTTTTAAAGGCCTTTGGGCATGTAAACCGGAAACATCAGGGAATAACACCAACAAATGGTATTACGGAAATGCTGATACAACTTTTGAGCCATTAAACCCTTTACCTGACTACTGCAATGATCCGAGCGCCTCATGGCCTGTAATCGCAAAACATCATATCAGCATATGTGCATACGAAAGAAATAATCCTGGAATGAAGAATGAATATTGGTGGGAGGCAGATAGATTTTGTGAATTTATTACCATAGACAACAACCCACTCCGCGCCGCCATGATTGTATTTCTCATGATGCAGGACGCCAATAATGCTTAGCCCATCCCAATCCCTTCAATACCAGAAAGAAAGCGTCGAGCGAGCTTTAACGTGCGCTAATTGCGGTCAAAAGCTGCATTTTCTGGAAGTTCACGTGTGCTCCGATTGCTGCGCAGAACTGATGAGCGATCCGAATAGCTCAATGTACGAGGAAGAAGACGATGAATGAGTTAATAAATGGCAATGCCATCAAAATGACAAGCATTGAAATCGCTGAGTTGGTGGGAAGTCGTCATGACAAGGTGAAACAATCTATTGAACGACTGGCGGCTCGAGGTGTGATCCGAAATCCCCCAATGGTGGTTTTCGAAAAAATCAATAACTTAGGATTACTTCGTGGCGTAGAGGCTTACGTTTTTGAGGGCGAACAAGGTAAGCGAGACAGTATTGTCGTTGTAGCCCAGTTGTCGCCGGAATTCACCGCTCGTCTTGTTGACCGTTGGCGAGAGCTTGAAGAAGCTGCGGTTAATATCCCCAAAACGCTACCGGAAGCGTTGCGCCTTGCTGCTGACCTTGCTGAGCAGAAAATGCAACTGGAAAACCAGCTCGCAATTGCCGCACCTAAAGTTGAGTTTGCCGATCGCGTTGGCGAGGCCAGCGGAATTTTGATTGGAAACTTTGCAAAGGTTGTCGGTATTGGTCCAAACAAACTGTTTGCATGGATGCGCGATCACAAAATCCTTATTGCTTCAGGTTCCCGGCGAAATGTGCCAATGCAGGAATATATGGATCGCGGCTATTTCACAGTGAAAGAAACAGCGGTCAACACAAATCACGGAATACAGATATCGTTCACCACAAAAATCACCGGGCGTGGTCAACAGTGGCTGACCAGAAAGCTGCTCGATAACGGAATGCTGAAAGTAACAGGGGAGGCTGCTTAATGGCTAACCTACGCAAAGAAGCGCGCGGCAGAGAATGTCAGGTACGTATTTACGGCGTATGCAATGGCAATCCTGAAACTACAGTTCTGGCACATTACCGGATGGCTGGAATTTG